TGGTTTATGGTAGATGGTGCTATCCTAGATTATATGGGTTTAAAAGATCCAAATAAAGCTCATTATGGTGAGAGAACGATTGAATCCATTGATGTAACAATGGAGAAAGAAAAGAAAGAAAGAGAGAAAGAATTTAAGAAGAACTTTGATATGGTTAAATTAGAATCATCATCTTGGACACTTGACATACCTATGAGGAAAACTAAATGATACAAGATGAAGAAATGATTGTAGAAGAGATAGTAACATTAACATCATTACTTGGTGGCACTATTGAAAAGTATGAGGTCACAGATAGTAAAGGTAATGCGTATAAGAAAATTATTATTGAATATGGAGTGGATAAAAACCCATGATATATAATCAAGATGCTAATGAACAAATGAAAAATCCACTTAGCCCTGTTAAAATGGTGAGAGAGACTTATTCTAGGTATTTGCAGAAGAATTTTACTGAAGTTCAAGTGCAGTTTAAAGATGAAGAACCTGCATGGATACCTTATGAAACTTTACTTGCTATACAGGAGAATAAATAATACATCAGCATAAACTAAAATGAATAATGTCAAATTTAACAGACAAAAAAGCAGCAAAGAAGATTATTAAACAAGCAAAGAAACATCCTGATTGGTATAGCGAACAAGATGTATCTTATGCTAAGATGATGAAGAAGAAAATAAAAGCAGAAGAAAAACTCAACAAACTGGAGACTTAATCATGGCCTTATCAATACAAGTAGAAACTGCTCTAAATGAAGCACAAGATAAACTAAGAGAAGCATTAGCCTTCGCAGCAAGGAGTGAGAAACCTTATATTAGTAAGCATATCTCTGATATGATGATGAAAATAGATTGTTTGAATGAAGTTTCAACTCTAATTGATAGTGTTGAAGATCATATGAAAAATAGTAACGAATGATTACGACACTCTAAAGACAATATTAAATTTATAGATAAATCATATAACTATGTTATAATATCCTCACACACCAACATAAAACTATGATTAACCTAGACGAGCGATACCATTCTTACCTAGATGGCAGTAAGAAAATGAGAATAGATGGTATAGATGAACAGGTTCAAGCATACGGATGGCACTGTGATGGTAATGATATTAAGGGCCACTATGTGACAACAGAGAACTTTAAGTTGTATTATGATATGGAAGGACTGTTCACTAAGATGGTGGCACTTAGAGAACTGGTACAAACTACTAGGTGAATGAATCACTTTAGTGTATAATGGCCTTATATAAAAAAATTAAAATGAAAATTGCACTTGCAGCGTTATTAGCACTCACTCCTGTTTCAGCAGTTGCTAGTCCTGTTCCTAGACCTATTGAATATCAAGAGGGATATTCAACCAGTCGTAATTGTTTTAAGACAGAATATAGAGAGGAATATATTCCAGGAAATGCAGATAATCCTGGATATGTGCAATCATTCCATGAAACTATTGAAGTTCCATGTAGACATAGTGAAGAGTCTTTACGAAGAGGTGGATATACTCGTAAGACCACTATACAGTTTGATAATAATGATTGCACTGATGGTAAGATAGCAGGTGGCCTAGTTGGTGGTGGACTAGGTGCTGCTATCTCTCAAGGAGATGGTCGTTGGTGGGCAATTCCATTAGGTGCAGTTCTCGGTAGTCGTATTGGATGTGAGATAGAAGGAGGTTAATAAGAAGGGGGGACGCATAAAGTGTCCTTAAGGTGTGAGGGATACGTGGTTCTACTGCCCCGATTAAGTTTGGGGGTTCAGGTGTAAGCGATTCCCAGTAGGTAAATTTGGGCAGCATGGGTGAAACCCAGATCATTGCCCCACTCCCTCACTGCTGCAACCCCCTTTGGTAGTTTCAGGGTTGGAGGCGATAGGAAACTACCACACTATTTCGAGGAGATGGATGTGCCTCGTGGGTCGCCCCCACTGAAAGAACTAACATCCCCTAGGCTATTTCTAATTTTATATGTTAGTCGATCTATCAAAAGAAGAATTAAAGGCATTATCTGAGGTGTCTTTACATTCCAGTAATTTAGAAATGTCTGAAGAGGCAATCGAATTCTGGACTAATTTATATCTTAAACTCAGAAACATTTCCAATGCTTGTACCTGTAAGGAGGATTCCAATGCCAAGTGAACAACATTTTCTCAACAAAACTGATGAAATGCTTGAAAAGTTTATCGAAGAATGTGAACAAGAAGCAGCAAAATTAGAGGTCACAGTTGACTATTATTTGGCTGAATTTATTTGACAAATTATACCCTAGCAGTTAGACTGTTAGGGTATTTTCTTATACATAGAGTGTTATTAATTTATTACCATGACTGAACAAAAATTATATAAGATCCTGACATTTAATACTAATGGTTGGAATCTTATTGAAGATTATGCAAATAATATAACCAGAGAAAAATGTGATGAATTGATTCAAGAATTTATTGCTGAAGGATATAATCCTAATAAATTGAAAGCAGTAGCAGTTGATGACATTCGCTTTCAACCAGAGTAATGTATGAACCTCAAGTAGATGATTATGTCATTTGGAATCGACCAAATGGAGACATTGAAGAGGGCTGGGTCTATTTTAAGGGAGATCCAATAGATAATGAAAAACGTATCAAGGATGGGTGGAATCCTATATCACAGTATATCACTATAGAAACTGGTATTAAACCAAAGAAAGTATGCACATATACAAGTGGTAAACCAATGAGACATAGGATGATTCATACATTATTGTTATGTAATAGAGAATGTTGGCATCAATTAGAGTATGTTAAGCATAGAAGAACAAGAGAGATACAACATTATGCACAGTATGATGATGTTAATCAAGATGAAAAGATAGTATCTAATGTGGGAGATTACAAATCACAGGTGGGAAGATTACCAGATTATTAATAAAGGGGGACGCATAAAGTGTCCCTATTATACAATTATTAATTAAAGTAATGAGACCACCTGAAATTCTTAAACAAATAAAGGAATTAAATAAAGTCTGGAGGGAGCAAAATTTTGTATATACTCCTGAACAACGGGCTGAATTTGATAAACTAAAAGAATTAAGAAGAGCAAGAGTAAAGTATTTCTATGAGAATGATTTAGTCTTCAAAGGTGCTGCTAAGAAGGATGATACTAAATAACTAAAAAGATATATCTAATGAAGTCTTTTCAACAATTTATTGCTGAAGCATACGATAAAGAACTAGAAGGTCAGGCATCTAGGAAACCTGGTGAGGGTGGTCGTATTCGCACATCACGCAAGAAGAGAGATATTGATAAGACTAGAGTTAAAGCAGTCGGTGGAGGTAAAACTGTACCAGCAGCAGATTATAAACCTAGAACAGATATTGGTGCTAACAAACCAAGATCAAGGAATCAACAGCAACCTGAAAAAACAAGAGGAAGTGCTGCCCTATCAGCAAGGGAGGCACAACGAAAGGCTGCAATGGAGAGAAGAGCAGCAAAGTCTGGTGCTAAAACTAAAACAGCAGATGAGTTGTTATCAACTAAGAAGAAAACTGTTGATCCTAAGTATAAACCAGTGAAAGCAAGTGGTTTAACAACTAAAGAACGCAAGGCTGTAACTAAAAAAGGAGAAAGAGTATTGCGTGACATTAGATTAAAGAATCTAGGAAAGAAATCAGAGAAAGAATTAAAACATAAAGTTACAAGTAAATAAAAGGGGGGACGCATAAAGTGTCCCTATAATGTACGTGTAAGCGTCTGTATGGCGTTTTAATACCATTTATGGTATAATATACTTAATGGTGATTATTTAATGATTCAACTTCGTGACCATCAACTATCAATACTTAATACCTTACAGGATAATCGTAAGGGTCAAGTTATTGTACCGACTGGTGGCGGCAAAACTATGTGCATGATTGAGGATGCAAAGTATCATTTACAATTCAATAGCACTCCAAAAACTATTGTAGTTGTTGCACCTCGCATACTATTAGCACAACAACTATGTGAAGATTTCTTAGAGCTAATTGATAATGTTCATGTTCTTCATGTTCATAGTGGAGAGACACATTATACAAGCACAACTAAGATTGATTTAATTAGACAATGGGTAGGTGATAATGTTGGTAATAAGATTATATTTACAACATATCATTCACTTCATAAGTTAATGTATTCTGATGTATTTGTAGATACAATATATTTTGATGAAGCACATAATAGTGTTCAGAAGAACTTTGTTGAGGCAACAGAGTATCATTCAATGTATGCTAATCGTTGCTACTTCTTTACTGCTACACCTAAACATTCTAAGACTCCTTTTAAGATAGGAATGAATGATGAGGACATCTATGGTAAAGTATTATGCAATGTTCCAGCACCTAAGTTAGTGGATGAAGGTGTAATCTTACCACCTAAAGTTATAGTTAAGAAGATTGATGTTGTGGATGATAGTAGATTCAAGCATGAACATGATTGTGATAATGTATTATCAACTATTGATGATGTCAAGGTTGATAAGATACTTATCTGTGCAAGATCTACAAAGCAAATTGTTAATCTAATATCTCAATCTGACTTTGCCTATGAGTTACAAACTCGTGGATATAATTGGATGTATATTACTGCTAAGACAGGAGCTATTATCAATGGTAAGAAAGTAAATCGTGAATCATTCTTTAATACTCTCAATGAGTGGGGTAAAGAAGATGGAAAGAGATTTGTAGTATTACATCACAGTATTCTATCTGAGGGTATTAATGTTAAAGGACTAGAAGCTGCATTGTTTCTAAGAAATATGGATTACATTACTATTAGTCAAACTATTGGTAGAGTAATAAGAAAAGGCAGTGAATCAAAAACTTATGGTCTAGTTGTGGTTCCTACTTGGGATAAGGTAGGTATATCAACTGCACGTAAAGTAGAGGCAGTTGTTGATACTGTCTTTGATAAAGGTCAACCAGCTATCTCTGTAATTACCAAATGAAAGATACAATATTGTTTGGAGATTGTCTCGAAACACTTAAACAATTCGATGAAAAAGCGAGGATGTGTGTCACATCCCCACCTTATTATGGTTTAAGAAACTATGGAGGGGAGGATTGTCAGATAGGGTTAGAAGAATCTCCAGAAGAGTATATTCAAAAATTAGTAGAAGTATTCCGAGAGGTAAGAAATAATCTAACAGAAGATG